GATTATGTCATCTCCAAAGACACCCCAGGGTGAATCCGGGTCCGAGGCTAATGGCAGGGAATGACCCCACCAAGAAGCAACAGCCTTAACGATACATGAGAAAAACATGGTCTGCAAGGGAAATGTAAAACCATTCCCCATTGTGGAAACCATGTTTAACTCGATCTTTTGGCCTTTGCATTCAGTAAATGGGGTTCTGTAACTACATAGGAGATCATAAAACCACCTAGGCAGCACCTCCTCACAAACTGAGAGGCTAAGGCTGTCGGATGCACTTTCTAAGTCAAGTGTTACCACTGACTCGTCAATGCTTCCGCAACGAGCAAGATCCACGTTCTTTTTCGGCTGAAGAGCTAAATCAATCCCAAAAGATTGAGAAAGTCTCTTGGCTATAATCTCCCCGAGACCAAGCTGAGCAAACATGTTCAGACTGGGCTCGGTACAGATAGAACGCGAAATATCGCGTGTCTTTCGTACGAATGAAAGAGAACTCTTGCAAGTATATCTCGGGTAACCGAATGCGAATAGGCGGATTAACTCCGCTTCGCACCAATCGGGAAACCACTGAAGATATTCGGTGTATTCCTGATACACCTCGGACGACGTTGCAGAAAGCTGGCTGGAGAAGAGCTTCGAATAGAAGTCAACCCCAGTAGCACCCAGGCTAGCCCCAGGACCGCACCTCCCGTTGGACCAAATATCCATACGAGAACGGACCAGGGGTTTGCCGAAGGGATGAAGAAAATTGTCGATCTCTCTTTTAAAGAGACCGTAAAGTTCCTCATCCTTCGAATTCTGCAGAGTCAACCGCCATTCCTGGCATCTCAAGTTAGATGCATGGAATTTTTCAAGACACTTCATATCTGCGTCAGGCGCGACCGCTTCTACTAATTTTTTGTAGAATGAGCGAGCAAGACGCAGCTTATAAATGTCTTGGACGGAAGCACCAGGAAAATAATCGGAGACATCTGATTGAGATAAAAATCTCTCCCAGTAGTCCCGGTTATCCCCATAGAGGTCGTCGAGCAAGTAGGAGTAAAGAGCTTTGGAAGAAACTTCCACGTTCCACCTCCGGCTACACAATGGCTAGAAATAGCAGCCCAACACGTCCTGAACTCTCTGATCTGAGAGGAGGGCGCAAGCAACTGCCAAGACTAGTGATCCCCAGACACGTTTCTTCTTCAGGTAGTTCATACCTAGAGTAGATTCGTAATAAGGGTATCGCCAAGGCCAGAAGAAACCTGGCTCAGTCCACCAATAAGTAGACTGAGTGCAGCCCGAATGTCCTCCGGTTCAATCAGATCGGCACCAGCTACGACCGCGAGGTCGCAGCGAAGTACCATAGTCTGAGGGATCTGGCCTGTGCCAGGAGCCGTGCCTTTTCGCACGACTACCGAATAGACATTCCGAGGGGAGTTCGGCATAACACCAGTAACCGGATTCACGACAGGAGCAGAACGAATCTGCTGCGGTCGCGAAAAGGTGATGGTGAAAGGCTTACTAGCCCCGTGAACGTCCACGCCGGTTTGAGTACCGCCGAGGCCGGTCACAGCCCACTGTTTCGAGTAGGCATTTGGTGGAGTGTCCGAGACCACCGTATAGGTGGGACTCGTAAGACCGGTTTGGGCAGAACCCGTCACCGGCGTAGTCAATGAAACGGTCATTTGAGACCTCAAGTTGACAACGTTGGCGAACTAAGCAGAAAGTATCTATTAGCGTAAGAAAGGCAATTGCCTTAAAGACGCTAGGGCGCCGATATTCAACCATTTCCATGGTTGGTCGACCCCAGGAATGCGAAACTGAGTATCGGCTATACCAGCCGATACAGAAGTGACGCGAGACCTTGTAGATGCAGACTGCTCAGAGTGAAAGCCAGACAGGTTAACGCTTTTATGGATTAAGATAGTAGTGGGGGTGTTTGTGAAGGGAGAATCCCCAGCACCGAGTTGGTACTGGAAGGACTTTCTTTCCGATCGACAACCCCACGCCAATCTTACTGAACCCAGAGAAGCGGCGTCGATTACATTACCAATGTTGGTAAAGTAGTCAACCAGAAAGGAGTACGGTATAAGATTCCAGATAGTCGGAACAAAGTTAGACAGGCCAAAGCCTGTAAACTCTGCAAGACTAGGTGGTTTCTCAAACGACGCACTCACAGCACCCTTGTACCGAACCATGACCTGACCCAACGTTTTATAGTTGAACCAGATGGTCATGCTACTCATGCCGGATTGAACCTTAGAAGATATTGACTCTATAGGAACAGTTGCAGTAGCCTCGATTTCCTTTAAATAGGTATCGTTGGCACCGCTAACCAGTTTTGCTATGTCGTTAATATCATTTATAAGGGGCTTCCAGCCGAAAGAGTACTCAAGGTACGTCTCCCGAACTACCGCATTCTGCCGACCTCGACTAGTACGGCGGGCCCGTTTCGTTACGGTCCTGAAATACTTATCGATCGATTGGCGAAGTGCGTGCGCAGGGGACTTCAACATTCTTAAGGTTTCAG